GCCTGGGCGCGGCGTTGTTGCGCAGCAGGGTGCGGGCAAGAATCAGGTTGTCGTCGGTCAGCTCCGCGCTCGAGGTCCCGCTCGAGTTGGTCGCGGCGGCGAACAGGCTCGCGGCATCCACGTCCATTTGACGCGCCAGGGCGTAGGCGCCGGCGACGGTGGTCTCGGAGCGAATGTCGTACCGGCTCTGGATCTCAGCAATGTCCTCGATCTCTTGCGCGATCGCGCGATGGCCGTTGGTCATCGGCAGGACGAATTGCTGCTGGGTTTCGGTGATGGCCTGTGGCGTGAGCGCGGTGCCCGCCGCCTTCGCGTTGGCAGTCAGGTTGTGCCTCGAGGGCAGGTTGATGGTGTTGGCGTGCTGGTCGACCAGCGCGCTTTTGTCGTCGAACAAAGCCGCGATCACGACGTCGTACTGGATGGCCCGATTGAGTTCAGGCGACCAGACCTGGTCGATGTACAGCGCGGCCGTCGTAATCGTGACGTCGGCCAAGGTGGTATGAACCCTCCGGGGGAGGGCTGTTTGAAGTCAGCCCTGATTAGCTGCGACCGCGCTCAGTGTCCTCGCGCATACGGGCCACCATCGCGTCGATTTGCGCGGCCGGTATCTTGCGCGCGTCCTTCGGAGACAGCGTCGCGTATTCCTCAATCGAGATGTTGCCGTCTGAGTGACTGCTGCCATTGGCGCGTTCAGGCGTGGCGCGCGAACCGACCAGGCGACCTCTGAGGCCCTGCAGCTCGGCCTCGAGCCGAGCCACCTGGTCCTCGCGCGAGCGTTTTCCTAAGTCGAAGGCGCGTTTGGCCAGGTCCGCGGCGGACGGGGCGCTGTGCAGGTCCTGGTACTCGGCATCGCCGACACCCTCGAGGTCGCGCAGCTTGGAAAAATCCTGGGCCATTTCGGTCAGGATCTGCTGCCGCGTGGCCTGCTGAAGCTGTTGCGCCTCACGGTTGCCGCCGTACATCTGGGCGAGCTCGCGCCGGGCCCGATCCACGGTAGCCCAGTCACTGGACCCCAGGTCCTGAAACAGACTGTCCACGCGTTGCGTAGCTTCGCGCTGGGTTTGCTCGTATTGCTGCTGCTGTGCGCGCTGGGCTTGCTCCCGTTCGTACTTGGCTTGACCTTCTGCCAGCCCACGCTGGTACGCCTCGTCGGCAGCTCGTCGGCGGGTCCCCCGCGTCTCACCCTGTTCGGGGGGGACGACGGTTCCAGCGCTTTCGGGCGGCGGTTCGGGGATCGTTGCTTCGTCAGGTTCCGGTGCGTCGTCGGCGGGTGGTGCGGGCGTGGTCTCAGGGGGTCTCAGGCTCTCAGGGTAGATCGATTGATCGGGGCCGAGAGCGATGGTGACCTGGGACTCGCCGTCCGGACTCGTCGGGGCAGGTGCGCCTGGCTCAGCGTCTGGCATTTCTCAGACGCCCTCAGTGTACCCCGCTAGATGGCCTGGGAATCCATCAGGTCTACCGGCTTGACACCCAGTGCTCTGGCGAGCTTGCGGATGGTGCTCGGCCTGGCTTCCTGGAGACCGGTCTCCAGGCGCTGAATGGTCGACTGGGTGACGCCGGCCAGGGTCGCCAACTCGCGCTGCGTCAGCGCCTGGCGTTCCCGAAGCGGACGTAATCGGGATATCACAATCACTCCATAAGCATAGCAGAATGCGTGCAGTCCTGGCAGCGTTCTGATATGATTACGGCATGAACACCAACACGAATCCGATGAGCGTCACCATCTCGACCGACAACCTGCGCAGCCTCAAGGCTTTGCAGCTCACCGCCGGCGCCGCCGACTGGCTGGTCCTGCCCGACGGCGGATTCGGTATCCCCAGCCAGCGCCTCGACGGCGCCTTCTACGCCGCCGACGCCACCACGTGTTCTTGCCCGGACGCGAAATACCACCGCTCCGAGCCCTGCAAGCACGTGCTGGCCGTCCGCCTGTACGCCGTGCTGCAGGCCGCGGTCACCCAGCCTGAACCGCGCCGCCTCAAAGCCGTCGCGTAATGACCGACGGGCTATAGTCCGAACACAGACAAAAAGGCTCCCGCACTGCCAGAACAGCCGGGAGCAGGCACCGAAAAAGGAGTTCCGATGCACACACAGCGTACCGCGTGGTTACCCCTGGCACTTGTCGTTCTCGCGGTGGCGATCATCGCAGCCGCCTGGCTGATCTCGAACAGCATCACGCAATCAGCCACCACGAACGCTCAGGCCCAGCAGTCAACAACGACAGCAATCACCAGCGCATCATTCCTCGCCAGCGAAGATGCTCGACTCGCTGCGCAGCAAGCGTCATTGAATGCCCAGCACCAGGCGGTGCTGCAAAGCGTGCTCAACGGGCACTAGACGATGCAGCCTGAAGATAAATCACCGCACCCCCACTTTCTTGAATGGGTTGGTCGCTGCACGGTGGCAGGGTTTCTCGTTTTTATGGTGTATGCGTTGTTCCCAGACTGGACGGCTGACCTGCACTCGCTACAAGTCGCGATCGTCGGCGGCCTGCTCATCGGTACCGGATGGCACCTATATGCCCTCCGTGGGTCTAGCCGGCGCCGAGCAGCGAGTTGATCAGCGCGCGGTGCTGCGCCAAATTCGCCTGCTGGCTGAGCGCCTCCGGCTGGTAGCCGATCACCGTCGCCAGCGGGCCACGTGTGAACTGCGCTCGAGCCGCCCGATCAGCGGGCGACATGCCACGGATCACCTGCGTCTCGGCGTACTGGTGGGCCTGCTGCACGAGCGGATCCAGCCGCGTCTGCATGATCGCGCGTGCCCGTTCGTCGCCAGCATCCACGCGCGCCTGGAGCGCCTGCCAGGCAGGTGATTCGAGCATCTTCCCCGCGACGACCTGCAACCGCTCGCCCGCGATGCGCTGGTAGGTCTGCTTCTCGTCGGGTGTCAGACGGATCTCGCGACCATTCCAGGCCACCGTGGGCGGCGGTTGCGCGATGCCCATGCCACTCTCAGCAAAGGCCCCCGCCACGGGGCTGGGCGTGCCCTTGCCGATGCTCGGCAACAGGGCGCCGAGACCCTGTTGCGGGTTCTGCTGCTGTCGCCCGAGCACGTCCTGGGCGATCGGCACGTTGCCGCGCAGTCCCGGCAGGTTCTGCTCGAGCGCCTGGCCGAAGCTGCCAGGAAACAGCGCGTTAGGCTTCCGCGCGTTCGGGTCGGCAGCGATGGTCGCGCCACGAACCGCCGCGCTCATCGGCACGTAACTGCCGACCATGTTCGCGAGCGTCGTACTGGCGATCGACGGTGCCTGAGTAGGGTCCTTGAACAACTGATAGATATCGCTGAGCGTCCGCAGTGGGGTGTCGTCGGCGAAGGTGGTGCCGACGGTGTGGAACAACGACGCCGCGGCGGCACCAAGCGGGCTCTGCGTCGACAGGGGTCTGTTGGCTTGCTTTGCCGCTTCGACCGCGTCAGCGTAGGCACCTGCCGCGCGCAACGGGCCCTGCATCGCGGGCGGCAGGTGGCTGTAATCGACGTACTGACCAGCCAGATTGAGCGAGTGCGGCTGCCAGCCCTGAGCACGCAGGGTCGCTGCCTGCTCGGGATCGTCGGGCCCCTCGCCCGTGACTGTGCCGTCAACGGCTTTGCCGGCTAGCCACACACTGAGCGCTGTGCCGATCAGGTTGTTCGCCAGACGCTCGCCGAGTGGGGTGACGGCAGACGAGACCGGCCGCGCGAACTGACCACCCGCGTACGGCCCCACGCCCGCGGCGCCGCGGGCAACGTCGAACGCCGTACCCGCCAGGCCGAGCGGCGAGCGTTCGGTGAGTTGGGTCAGGCTATTCATGCCAATCCGAAACACTGGTGCCAGCACGTTTCCAAACGCCTGACGTGCCGTACCGCCCGTGCCGCCAATGTCACCCTGGCCGGCCACGGTCGCGAACCACTGGCCCAGCGTTCCCAGGTCGCCGCGCAGAGTCGCCCGGTTGGCCACGCCCTGCGCGGTGTCTTTCCAGCCCACGAGCGGGTCGGTGATCAAGTCGCGCGTGCGAGCGATCCACTGCCCACCCTGCAACCCTTCCTTTGTGGCCTGCTGAGAGGCCAGCCGGCCGAGCTCCTGGTCGACGATCGCGTTACCCGCGGCGGTCTGCAGCATGCTGTGCAGCGCAGCGGGTGTCTGCCAGATTCGTCCCATCACCCCAGGCAGTGCGGTAGGCCGGCTGTACACCGCGTTGAGGCCCTCGAGCAGGTCGCCGGCGAAGCCCTGCAGACCGACCTGCGCACCCAGGACACTTCCCGCGATGCGCGAGGGTTGGAAAGTCGCCAGGTCCTCGATGCCACGCGACCCGAGGGACCACAGCGGCGAGATCGCGCTGGTGAGCGCCACGTGCGCCAGCGTCGCCGGTGAGGCGATGACGTTGCCGACGTGATAGTCGCGTACCGCCTGCAACACGCGCTGCATGCCTTGAGGGCCCGCAGCTTGCTCGAAATTCGGCAAGGTGGGTTGCTCCATACCGCCGATAGCCATCATCAGGTTCTCGGCTCGATCACGGTCCTCGGGCGTCATGCGGTCGTCAGGCATGGACGTGCCGTACTTCTGCTGGAGATCGCGCATCACGTTGACCGGGTGCTCGGGGTCGGTGATGTTCGGAAGGAGTTGCTGGCGCAGGGGTGACTGGTACGCCGAGATGGCCCCGCGCACGCCCGCGCCAAACAGCGTCGGATCGTTCTCCACGTTGGAGGCGAGCCCTTGCATACCAGTCTGAAGGGCGCTGCGGGTGAGACCAATGGGCCCAGCGTTCGGATCCGTCGCCGCCGCGTTGACCGCTCCCCCGATACCCGACATCAGGTTGCCCGCGCCCTCGAGCGCCTGGCCGCCGATATTCGGGATGCCCTGCGAGGTGAGCGCGTTCTGTTGCAGGATGCCCTGAATGGTGGTTGGCGCCTGCGATAGGTCGCTCTGCACGTTCCCCAGCACGTTCTGCCCCTGGGTGAGCAAGTCCTGCCCGGCCTTGGACGCGCTCGAGCCGACATCCTGCACCGCCTGAAGGATGCTGTTGGCTTTCGTCTGAAGCCCACTGGCCGTCGGAGCCAGGATGTTGCCGACCAGGTCGCGGCCTTGCTGGAGCTGCTGGCTGTTCTGGCCGAGCAGATTGCCGATGTCTGAGATGCTCTGCCCGCCCAGGAACGGCAGCGGCGCGTTGCCGACGGCCAGGCCGATCGACGAGCCGAGATCAGGTTGATCGGATGATCCTGGCTGCATGGTCCCCATCGTCAGCCGCGAGGTGGACTGGGCGAGCCCGTCCGATTGAGCCAGCGGGTGGTCGGCGAAGATTGCCGCGCGGACAGAACCCATGCCCGATCCGTTGATCTGGTCGGGCGTCATCCACTCGGAGCCGCCCTTCAGGTCGGTGCCCGAGGTGCCAACGTGCAACTGGCCGGTCTGCTGGTTGTAGCCGTCGACGTACCAGTAATGCCCAGGCGAATCGAGTATCACTGGGTTGCCACCGGACGCGTCACGGCCGACCTGGGCCCAGTCCACGCCCGCGGTCATATGCGCGTCGACGCCCATCGTCTTGAGGAGCTGGACCTCGGACTGCGGCCCGGCCATGCCCTGGTCGGGGTTCCAGCCAACCTGCTGGGCGAGCTGCTTCGCCTCAGCGACGGTTGGATTGCGTCCGAACGACTGGGCGAAGGCCAGCGCCGCGGTCGGACCGCAGAACGCCATCGCATCGCCTGAACTCAAGCCCAGGCCGAACTGCGAGGTGCGCGCGACCGCGGACTGCACGCCCTGCACCGCGGTGTTGACCGCGCTCAACCCGGTCTGCGCGGCGTTCCCGAGTGCCTGGCCTGCTCCGCCCAGGATGTTCTTGACGTAGGTCTGCGTTTCCTCGAACGGGGGGATGCCGCCGTACTTGTCGACGTTGCCAGGACCAGCGTTGTACGCGGACAGCGCCTTGCTCCAGTCGCCGCCGTACTTGTCCAGGTACGACTTCATCAGATTCGCCGCCGCCGGCAGCGCCTGCTGCGGGTTCGAGGGATCGATGCCCAGCCCGCGCGCCGTCTCGGGCATGAACTGGGCGATGCCCTGCGCGCCAGCCGGCGAGCCCGCGTTGGGGTTGAAGTTCGACTCCTGCTTGATCTGGCGCGTGAAGATGTCAGGATCGATGCCCGCGCTGACCGCGGACTGGCGCGTCTGATCGATCAGATCGCCTGGCGCGTTCGGCTGAGGTCCTGCCGGCGCGCCCGGCGCGGTCGATGGCGCTGAGGTCTGCTCAGGCGAGGGCTGAGCCGAGGGCAGGCCGGGGACAGGCGCTGCGGCGGGTGGAGCTGGCGCCGGCGTCTGCTGGCCAGCGCTGGACGGATTGAGAAGGTTCTGAATCTGCTGCTGCGCCCAGGTCTGGCCCACATCCGGGGTCGATGGCGCAGGCGCGGGCACCGGCATTGGAGCCGGCGGTGGCGTGGGCGCCGGCGGTGGTGGCGTGATCCCCGCGCCGGTCAGGTCGCTGGGTGCCGGTAATGCGCCGGCTGCGGGCGTCGGGCCACCGATCGGCACGGGTGGCGCTGGTGCGGGCATCGGCGGTGGCGGTGCTTCGACGGGCGGCGGGGCGACCGGGGTAGGTGCAGCCGGCGCTGGCGCGGGCGTGGTCGGGATCTGGGGCACCATCTGCTGCAAGCGGCCCACCGTGTCCTGCATCGCCTGCTGGGCCCAGTTCACCCCGGCGTGGACGTTCTGGGTCTGCTGCTGCGCCCACAACTGCCCTGCCGTTTGCAGGTACGTCGCGTCGTCGAGCCAGATACCGCTCGGCATACGCTACGCCAGGGCGGTCTGGGTCGGGGCCTGCTGGCCGATGCGACTCTGCTGGTACTGCTGCAGGAACGACGGCAGTGACCCGCCCGCGGCGCCGATGCCCGAGCCCAACGCCGAGAGCTCGTCGGGGCTCAATCGCTCGAGTGCGCCAGGCCCGAGGCTCTGGGCGCCCTGGCCCATGATGCCCTGGATGGCGCCCAGCGTCTGGTTGTAGTCCCAGCCCGGCGTTGCCGAGGTCGTGCCGCCCAACTGACCGGCGAGACCCGCGGCCGTCTGCGTATTCGGCGGCGTGCTGCCCGTCCCCTGGAAGGATGGCATACCCACGTTGTTGGCCAGCGACTGCAGGTAGGTGGGCACCGCCTGATTGCCCTGGGCGCCTCGCAGGTAATTCGAGAGTTGGAACGTGTTCTGCGGCCCCTGGAGCTGAGCGGCAGTGCTCAGGTACTGCTGGCCGAGCTGACCCTGCTGTAAGCCGAACGACTGCTCGAATTGCGCCTGCTGCTGGGCCTGTTGCGCGGCGAACTGCTGCTGGGCCTGGGCGAGTTGACGGGCAAACTCGCTGGCGGCCTCAGTCGGTGCGCCCTGGTACTGGCCGCTGAGTTGCGCCTGCTGCAGCGCACCCGCCAGGGTTTGCTGCCCACCGCCACCAGCACCACCAGCCGGCGTCTGAGTGCCGTCTGAAGCACCCGGTGCGGCGCCGGGACTGGCAGTACCGTAGCCGGTCGGCAGGCCGTACGCGACGTTGCCACTCTGGGCAAACCCCTGGCTCCACTCAGACTGAGCCGTCTGCTGCGCCTGACCCTGAGGCATACCCGCCACACTCATGAGTTGCTGGATGCGCGCCTGCATGTACTGGTCCTGGGGATTCCCAGTGGCACCACCGCCGGCCGCGCCGGCGGCCGGCTGGGTGCCCATCGAGAAGCCCGTGGGCATCCCGTAGGCCACGTTGCCACTCTGGGCAAACCCCTGGCCCCACTCAGATTGCGCGGTCTGCTGGGCCTGCGTCTGGCCCATGCCGGCCACGCTCATGAGCTGCTGCGTCCTGGCCTGGATGTACTGGTCCTGAGGATTCGCCTGTGCCGCGCCGCCGCCGGTCGTGGTGGCAGCACCACCAGTCGTGCCGCCGCCTGTCGGGTTCGTCCACTGGGCGACGCTGGGCACGCTCGCTGGCGGGTTGAAATAGCCCGTCAGTCCTGCCGTGGTGGCAGCCTGGCTGTATTGCTGAGCCTGCTGGGCGAGGGCGAGCTGGCTCTGGAACTGCTGCTGCTGCAACTGGGCGAGCTGCTGGTTGATCTGCAACTGAGGAATGCCCAGTTGCTGCATCTGCTGCTGGGCGAACTGCAGTTGGGCGTCGAATTCGGCTTTTTGCTGGGCAAGCTGGGCCTGGGTGACGCCCGAAACCTGCGCACCCAGCGCGTTCAGGCCGCCCAGGTTGGGATTGACCAACCCTCCGGGATTGATCGTCGTCGGACCCGGATTCGGCGACGTACTCGCACCGGACGTGCTGTCGCCACCGAGACTGCCGCCCGTCCACGAGGACATGCCGCGCGCACTGGCCGCGGTCTGCTCAGCTTCTTGCAACGTGTTGCCAGAGGCGTAGATGACCCCGCTCCCCGACGGATTGGGCAACGTAAAGGTTTGCATCAGCTTGCCTGTCCCATCGCGGCGTAGGGCGAACGCACCGCGCCCGAGCCGAGTTCGTTGCCCCACAACTGGTGGACATAATCGGTGGTCGGCGGTGCGTAATTCTGCAGCATGCTCGGCATCGGCAAGCCTGGACCAGCCGACAGTGCCGTGCCCTGGGCGCTCGAGCCCTGGGCGAGACCGGGGAATTGCTGAGGCGGCGACTGCGTCTGGCCCTGGCCCTGGCCGCCAATGTTGATCGTCACCGGTGCGCTGGTCGTTGGTCCTGTGGACTGGGGTTGCGGCTGCGGCTGCGGTTGGGGCCGAAGTTGAGGTTGTGGCTGAGGTTGTGGCTGCGGTTGACCTGGCCCGGTCGGTGTGCCCTGACCAGCCAGTTTCTGCAGCAGCGCCGGCAGCACGGGCGCCTGGGGTTGCTGGGGTGGCGTGAACTGGCTCGGGCCTCCGGTCGCCTGCTGGATCTGGCCCATCGCATCGGCGAACGCGGGCCCGAGCGCCTGTGAGCCAGCCGGCGCGTCCTTCATCACCCCCAGCAGCGAGCCGAGCACACTACCCGCGGTGCCGGTGTACTGGTTCGCCCTCGAGGCCGCGGCTGCCTGGGCTGCATTGGTCAATGAGGCCTGGGTGCCGAACGCGGTCAGCCCGGCGTTGGCCGCGGCGACGTTGGCCGCGTACGGCGTGGTGCCGCTGAGCGTCGCCGTCGTGAACTGTTTCAGCAGATCGTTCGCTTCGTTGGGATCGCCCGAGCCACCTGGACCGAACACCTGCTGCTGGATCGTCTGGATGGCCTTGATCTGGTCCTGCAGCCCGTACAGCGGACCCAGCTTGTCTTTCTCAATGCCCGCCTGCGCCTGGGCTGTCTGTGCGCCAGCCAGCCCTGCCTGGGCACCCGTCAGCCCTACCTGGGCCGGCAGCAGCGTCGACGTCGAGGCCTTCGTCTGGGCGGTCTGGGCGTCTGTCAGCCCCGCGTTGGCCGTCGCCTGCGTGGCCTGGGCCTGGGCGAGCTGTGACTGCGAGCCGGTGAGGCTGGTCTGGGCGTTGGTCAGCCCGGTCTCGGCTTTTTGCTTGTCGATCAGACCCGGCAGCAGCGCGTTGGTCTGGTCGGCCTGTGCGTTCAGGGCCTTGGCCTGAGCGTTGAGCTGGGCAATCTCCGCCGGCGTCTTGGCCGTGGTTGCCGCGGCCGTCGCCAGCAGCGAGGCCGCCTGGGCACTGGCCGACGTTGCCTGGGCCGCAACCAGCGCTTTCTGGCCGTCTGAGCCCTCGTCGAGGACTTTCGCCTGCGTCCTGGCCAGCCCAGCGTCCGCGTCGGCCTTCGCCGCGGTGGACTGCGCGACCTGGACCTGGCCTGGATCAACGGTCCCATCGTGGATCGCGTCGTTGAGCGTTTTGCTGCGCGACGCGTTGGCCGTCTCGACGCGCTGCAAGCCCTGGCTGAGAGTCGAGTACAGCGCGTTCAGGGTGCTGGTGGCGGCGGTCAGTTTCGCCGGGTTGGCGATGGTGGCGGGATCGTTCTGTGCCTGATCGACGAGAACTTTCTGGGCGTTGATCTGATCCCACAGCTTGGCGACGTCGGTGTTGGCTTTCAGCAGCTCGGCATCGGACTCGCCGATGACCTGCGAGACGGTGTAGCCACCCATGCTCGGCGACCCTGGCGCAGCCGGGCCCGCGGCTGGACCCGTGGTGGACGTGGCCGCTTTGCTAGCGTTGGGGTCGATGTTCACGTTGGTGACGGGTGCCTGCGCGGGCTGGTCGCTGGGCGCGACATACGGCGTGTTGGCGCCGCCAGGTTGCGTGGCTGGCTGACCCGTCGCCGAATCGACCCAGATGAACTTGCCGGGATTGTTGGGATCGGGTCGCGCAGTTATCGGCACGTCAGGTCACTCCAGCGGGTTGCGGCATCGGCACAGACAGCGGCACGTTTGAGCCGCCCATCGGCGGCAGATTGCCGAGTGTCGGGACCACCGGTGGCTGCATCGCGGGCATCGCCATCCCAGGCCCTGGCATCGGCCCCGGAGAGGGTTGGGGCAGCCCACCAGGACCTGGGCCAGGCATCGGCGAAGGCGCGCCTTGTACTGGCGGCTGCTGCGCCATCAACAGCGGCAACGTCGAGCTCTTCGGCTCCTGGGGCGCTGGCTGGCCCGTGGCATCGGCTGCCCAGCCCGCGATCTGGCGCGCGTTGCTGATCGCGTCCTGGGTGTCGGCGCCGCGGTACAGCATGCTGCGCATCGGGTACACCTTGTCGAGGGCCTGGCCCGGCGGCGTGCCCTGGGCGACCATCTGGTGATAGGCGGCGTCGGCCGCTTGCGTCGAGCCGAGCGGCGAGAAATTCCAGCGCTGCACGGCGTCATCCTTGCTCAACTGGGTGCCGCTGAGCGGTTGCCCCAGACGCCCCGCGATGCCATCGGCGTACTCGCTCACCCGGGCGGCAAACCCGTTGACCGTCTGCTGCAGCACATCCTGCGAGCTCCGGCCGCTCACCGAACGTAGCCGCCTGGTGGCTTGAGATGATCGTCGCAGCAGTAGCCGACATCGGCGACGACGATGCCAGACAGCACGACCAGAAAGTAGGCGTAGGGAGACTGGTGCAGTCGACCGCGCCGCCGACGGGTGCTAGCGGACATCGATCAGTACGAGTGCAGGTGACCGCCGCCGTTGCCGCCGGTCGGCGTGCTCGAGCCCTTGTGCAAACGCTGGGGTGCGCACGGATAACTGTGGCGATCGCACTCGAGCACGCCGACCTGGGGCGGCAGTAACTGCGCGTTGAGGCGCGCCATTTTGTCCAGTTCGGGATACGCTGACGGGCCCTGACCGTTCCGATTGTCGCTCTCGGCTTTGGCGCGAGTCATGGCTTGATGTTCCCCCGAGAAAACCCCTTCGGGGTGCGCATCGCTCGAGCGCCCAGGTTGGGCGTTGCACCCATCCCCATCGCCGGCGCTTTCGGCCCCTTCGGCATCGGCGGCATCTTCACCCTGGGCATCTTCGGTGCTTTGGCCATCAGGTCCTCCGTCAGTGCATCTTTTTGAGCGTTTGCGCCAGTCTGGCTCGAGCGCCGAGTTTGCCGGGCTTGCTCGCCGCAGCGTTGAGTTTCTTCGCCGGAATGGGCGCCTCGCCCGAGACGCCGAGCTGCGCACGCAGAGCGCCTGGCTTTTTGATCGCTCCTTTAATCCAGTTGCCTGGCATCAGCCTACGTCGCGTTGCCCGTCTCGCCCTTGTTCCACGAGTAACTCTTCTTCGTGGCGGGGGAGGCGTTGAAGACCTCGGGGTCTTCTGGGAAGTTGGCCACGTTGGCATTGTCCTGGACTCCAAGCGACTGACCGCCGCGACTGGCGATGCGACCAGGACTGGGGCTCGGATTGCTCGTGCCGCTCGAGTTGCTGCCGATATTGGGCATCTTGCCTGCCATGCGCCTATCCACCCGGAGGGGCTGCGGCCCCCGGTCCGACTATGGCGCCCGCTTGCTGGGAAGCGAGCACGTCCTGACGCATCGGCCCAGCGCCAATGGCTCCCGCCATGATCCCGCCCACCGCTGAGTTTACCGGCTGTGGCGGCGCGGTCCCTTGCAGTTGGCCGGTCTGGCCCGGCAGCCCACCACCTGGCAACGCCGCGGTGGGCGTGCCGTCGGGCATCGCCTGACCCGACTGCACGGCTGCGAACAATTGCGCCATCTTTTCGTCGTCCAGTTTCTTGGCGACGAGTTGGAAGAGATACTGCTGACCCTGCGGCGTGTTGAAGAGCAGTTTCTCGGTCTGGATCTCGATCATCGTCTGGTCGGGACTCTCGTCGCCCAGGCCTTTTTCAAGGGCCTGGCGCAGCGGGATGCGGCCCTCGAGCGACCACTGCATCAGCATCTGGGCGTAGGGGAGATTCTCGCCTTCCTCTGGCGGGTATTCGGCGTAAAAGTCGTACACCCCTTGCGTCATGTCGCGGGTCAGTTCCTGGGCTTTACGCACGGATTGGCGCATGCCCTTGGGCTGCACGCTGCAGTACACCGGCACCGTCACGTCATAGTGCTCGACGATGCGATCGGCGATCTCGGTGGCCATACTGCCGACGAACGTCATCGCCTCGAGCCCACCGTTGAGCACGTCGTCATAGGCGTCCTGCAGCATCGACCGGATCAGCGCGCGGTCGTGGCCGCTCGTCGCCCCCGGACCACCACCGGCTGCCGCTGAGGGCGCCTCCTCGTGCACGCTGCCCAGCATCAGGCCCATCAGCTCGTCGACGTCTTTGTTCGTGCCAGGATGCGTCGCAGGCACCGGGGTACCGGCCACGTACTGGGCTTTCATGGGCTGGATGTCGATCTCGCGCGGGCGGCCATTCTCGAGCACCAGGTCGGGGCTGACGTCGGCATTAGCGGGGATGAACCAGCCGCCGAACGCGTGCTGCCAGGCGTGGGCCAGCTTCGCGGTGGCCAGGTTGTTCATGCCCTGGAAGACGCTCAAAAAGGGCCACAGGAACGGGACGCCGCGGCGGTCGGGGTCCGTTTCACTGGCAAAATTGCAGCCCCACACCCAGGTGCCGCACAGCCGCGTGATGCCGAAGTCTTTGGCCAGATCCACCGCCGCCAGGCTGGTCTCGCCGCCCGCATTCACGCGGTGGGCCAGCGTGATGTTGCTGCCGTCCGTGGCCGGCGCGGTCACGCCCTGGCCGATGTAATAGACCACGCTACCCGGGCGCCACAGTTCGTACAGCGTGAACTTCGGATAGCTGCCGCGCGACTGGCTCATGTAATCGGGGTCATAGCCCGGTCCGATGTGGCCCGTGTCCCCGAACCGCCAGCGGTAGCCGCGCGCCTCGAGCTCTTCCTGAGCGTACTGCGAGCGCACCAGCAATCCGTCGAGGCGGTGGCCTGGTCCGAGCATGGGTAGGCACTGGTCGATGCCGATGACGCGGATGCTCATCGGCACCTGTCTGGCGCGCCAGTCGAGCAGAAACTCCTCGTACTCAGAGGCGGACTGTTTGATCGTCGGGCGCTTGAATTGCGGGTACACGCCGCCGTCGTCGTCCACGAACGAGGGCATGTTTTCCCAGCCGGCTGCGGCGGGGAAGCACAACACCGCGCCGCAGCCCTGGTTGAAGAGCATGTCCATCAAGGGGCGCCAGAATTTCCCGTGCTGCTCTTCGACGGCCTGGATGCAGGCGTTGGCCCAGACCTCGAGGTCCGATGCGTTGGTGCGGGAACTGACGCTCTTGCCCATCGGGTCGCGGCGCAAGCGCGGGCGTTTGCCTGACAGCATCTGCACCGCATGCAGGGGCACGGTGATGGCGTACGGCAGTTTTATCGCGAGGTTCCCAGCGACCTGGGCGAAGTCCTTCGGGACGACGGGGTCCCAGCGATTATTCAGCCAGTCTCGACAATCGCGGACGCGAAGACGCGACGTCTGCCACTCGTTGTACTTACTCCACCACATGGTGGCGAGTTGGCCGCTGGTTGGGACGTCGCCTTCACGCATCAGTGACGCGCGGTGTCTTTGCTCTCGTGCTCCTGAGCGCTGCCCCTGGTGGCCTCGTGCTCCTGCGTTCGGGTCGCCACGGCGGCGGTAGCGGCGGCCTGCGCTTCGGCAACCTCCTCGGGCGTGGCCAGGCGTACGGCCCACAACTGGCGGACCTGGTCGAACTCGACGTGCAGCGGTGGATCACCACCGAGCAGGGCCTTGGCGCCGGCCTCGTCGAGACCGGGAACCTCGGTGTAGATGGTGGCGCTGTCAGATTCCTCGAGTTGGGCGGCGAGGACGGCAGCCTCGCCGGCGAGATCACGTGGAGATGCAGTCGGCATACGCTCAGTGTACGTTTCACGGTCAAGGTTTCACGCCGGGCTCACGGCTCGAGTGGATTCCTCGGGCCGCCCTGGGAAAACTTGCCGCCGACCAGCGCGCCGTGGTGCCGCACGTTGGCCGATTGCGTAAACAGCACCTCGAGCATGCGCGTTTGCCCGAGCTTGCCGAACTTGTAGACCGCCAATGCCAGGGCGCACACGCCGTCGTCGTGCATTCCCTCCGGTGCCGCATAGTGGACTCCAGTTCGTGTGTAGGCGTACTCGAACGCCTCGAGCTCCAGTTGCAGGATGCCCTCCGGAAAGCCGATCGTGTGCTCCTGAATCGCGATGGCCAGGCCCTCCATCAACAACTGTTTGGAGCGCTGGTTGAACACATAGCCCTCGACGTTGCGGTGCTCCGCGTTCAGCGCCTGGTCGATCGGCCCCCCAGGTCCGGTGGAGTCGACCGCGGCCGGCGCGCGGCCAACCAGGTCGCGGATACGGCGCAGGGTGACCTCCCAGAATTGCGGATGCGAGGTGGATTCGGATGCGTCGGACTCCGGGTCGAGGCTCGGGTACGCGGTTTGGTTCCAGCGCTCCGAGCGGCACACGCTGCCGTGGTCGCACAGGGCTATGCCCCAGGTCCAGTCGTTCGCACGGGCCAGGTCCCAGCCCCACACCGCGGGCTTGCACTCCGCGTGCATCGGCTCGAGGCACGCGCGGATAGCGTTGATGCCGAACGGATTGCCCTCGTCATCGGACGGTTCCGCCTCGTACAGCTCGCGGAAGACCGCCTCGGGCAGTTTGCTCCTGGCGTCGTCGATCTCGGTCTGGGCAAGCACACCGGCCTGCACCGCGTCGTACGCGGTGATCTTGGCCCAGTGCATGCCGGGTTCCCCCGCCTCGGCGCGGACGCCGAGCTGGTACGCCCAGTTTCGGCGGCCCTTCACGTTGCCGATGATGCGGACCGGCCCACGGGTCGCGGTGAGCGTGGACCGGACCGCGTACCAGGCCTCTTCTCGGCACCGTGTGGCCTCGTCGATCACCGCGGCGTAGACATCCTCGCCGTACAGGTTGTCTGGCTTCTCCGCGCTCTTGAACCACAGCACCGCGCCATTGGCCAGGGTGAGCGTCAGGTCTGTCTCACGCGGCTTGTAGAGACCTCTGGGAATGCCGTACTTCATGCGTTCGTAGGCGACCGCGGCCTGGGAATACACCGGAGCGATCCACCAGAAATTTTGGCCGCGTGCGCCTTGCATGGCTTGCTCG